CTATGGAACGTGAAATTGAGTCATGTCCCTATTGTGGGAGTATTAACAATATTGAAGCCGGAGCTTGTTGTATATGCGTACCACCGTACGTTACGAATCACAGAGAGCACATGGAATGGCAAAGCGTAAGTTACGAACTATGTGAGGGTCTGTTTGAAACTGACGAGCTTCATGATAAAGCTTTAGGTTAACTGTTTATTAATTCGGGTCAACCATTTCTTATTCATAGGAGGTATGTAATATGACTATGAGATCAGCTACCGCATCGGATTATCCGGCTAATGCGATCCCGTTTCTGAAAGGCGTTGAGAAAGGATACGATGTAGATATACGCACACCACTTTTTGAAGGTCGTGATCGAGAAGAAGTGGCCAATGAATGGGCGAACATACTATATTCAGAACCTCAACGTATGGTTGATGAGTTGGTGGAGATAGAAAAGGCTCAGGAGCGCAAAATAGGCCCAGTATCTCGCAGAAAGCCTTTCGCGGATAGAATTTCGGACATTGAACCCTACTATTCTCCTCGACGAGCCCCGGAAATTGAATTATCTGAAATAAATGAATTATTGCTCAGAAAATCTGAACATATATTCACACCCAATGAGCGAATGAGACCTATTTCTCATGCTAAAGCAGCGGCTCAACTACCTAATAACACTAACTCTGGACTACCCCTGTTCAAGAAACGTGGAACGGTGCTGGAACAGAGTATCGCGTTGGCGATGAGTGGAAAAGTATTCCCAGCAATGTTGGGCTGGCGTGGTAGTTCCGGACAGACGGGTGATTACTATCCGAAACAGCGTGTTGTGTGGATGATTCCTTTTTCGCAAAATATATGCGAAGCTCGATTTCAAGTACCATTTCATACGAAACTACTACAATATCCACAGTACTTTGCCGCTCAGATATCGATGGAGCAAGTGGATGTAGAAGTAACGTATATGCTTGACAATCTTCCGGATCAGGCGTACATGATGGCTACTGACTATGCTAACTTCGATCAAACCATACGTAGTCAACTGTCATGGTTCATTGATCGCTTGAAAGGACAATTTCAAACATCCTCACATGCAGATATTGAAAATTTGTTGACTTATGCGCAAAACTGTGAACTGCTTTGTACAGAAGAAGTAGTATTTACAGGGTTCCATGGGTTAGCATCTGGTTTAAACATAACCAACGCAAGCGAATGTGTAATCAATCGCGACACGCAGATGTCATCTCCAGTGGCTTTATCTGGAGCCTTCCAAGTCCAGGGAGATGACAGTGCGGGACGAGTGTGGGATCCAGAAAAGCACCTACAACATCTAGAACGGTGTGGGTTTGACTTTAATAAAGACAAGCAGTACGTATCACGGAAAGCGGTGGTATACCTACAAAGACTGCACCATACTGACTACCGCATCGATGGTATTTCACGGGGCCAATATCCGACTATGAGAGCTTTAAACTCATTGTTGGGTATGGAAAGATTCCATGCAGATTGGGACAAAGACATGGAGGCATTAAGAACTCTTGCAATATTGGAGAACTGTAAATGGCATCCTAGTTTCTCTGATTTTGTGTCTTTTGTGGTAAAACGTGGCGATAAATATTTGAAGGAATTCGTTACGAAGCTTGCGGATGGAAAGATTGCACGGAAATCGGTCATTCGTAAAGCCATGTCTATACCTGGTTTTGTACCCACTTACAATCAAAATGATAGTATAGGTGGAATAATGGAGTTTAGCTCGTTCCTCCATGTACTGAACATTTAAAG